AGGTCTGAGGCGACCGAGCAGTTGGGTTGGCGGACTACGACGACATCTAAACCGTTGATGATTGACGAGTTGTCTGCCGCCATCAGGAATCAGGACCTTGGTTTGTTTTGTGTGAAAACGGTTGCGGAGTTGCGGACTTTTGTTCGCAAATCCAATGGGCGTATGGTTGGCAGCCCGTATGATGACCGCACCATCAGTTTGGCTATCGCTAATCAGATGTTGAAGTATGTTTGGTTGCCTGAGTATCAGAACCCGAATATGGTTCCCAAAAACAGTTTGGCTTGGTGGGAGGGTCATATTATGGGTCGCCCGACGACCCAAAAAGTGCCTTTAGGGGCGCATAATATTCGTTCTGCCGTCAGATTCTAGTTTTTGGGGAACGAGGCGGGCATAAATGATGATTATTGCTTGCGATGAATGCAGAAACGATTTTGAGGTCGTAGAATTGCCTCGCCGTGGCAAGATTTGCTTCAAGTGTCATGTAAAAACCATTAGATTGGGTTTCACGCAGGGCAAAGAGGAGTTTCACGGTCCTACGATTCGGGAACGCCAAGAACAAACAATTCGGGACGCTAAAATCAACGGCTATAATCCCGAACCTGTTGGGACTCGCTGGGTTTGATGTATGGAAGCCGTCTGGGTCCCTATTGTCGTTGCTTTGATTACGGGTCCTGCGGTTGTTGTGCTTCAGAAGTTACGCAAGGAGAACAGTGACCAGCACGCCGAGGGGCGTGCGCTACTTGAGCGTGTCGCAGACAAAGTGGACGGGGTGGCAACGAAACTTGATGAACATATCGGCTGGCATAAGGGTAGGGGTAAGTAATGGCTAGAAAACCGCTCAGCGACTATTTGGCAACATACCGCAAGAAGATTGACACCTCCAAGCGTTGGCGCAAAGAGGAAGGCTATGACCAGATTTGGAAGCGCATGTCCGACCTGTACCGTGGTCGGCATTACGAATACTACAGTGAATCCGACCGCCTGCTGGTAAACATCTGTTTTTCCACGGTCAATGTTATTGTCCCCAGTGTTGCGGTGAACTATCCGAAGATTACGGTGAATGCCACGCAGCCCGAGTCGGCTGCTCAGGCGGTTATTGCCGAGGCTGTGGTAAACTATTGGTGGCGACACAACAACATCAAGGACGAGTTCAAGCAAGCCGTCAAGGATATGATTATTTGTGGTCACGGCTGGATAAAGGTCGGCTACAGGTATGTTGAAGAAGAATCGTTCAACATTGATGGTGACGATGTGTCCGAAGATGTTGAGGGTGGTGAAACCACCTCTCGGACGGTTGTTGTTGAGGATGCGCCGTTTGCGGAGCGTGTGTCTCCATCGGATGTGTTCGTGGACCCAGATGCGACATCCATGAAGGATATTGCGTGGATTGCGCAGCGTATCCGCCGCCCATTGCGTGAAGTGCGCACAGACAAACGGTACAACAAGGCTGCCCGTGAAGCGGTTGGTGCCATGGCAATTAGCCGCTATGGGGACGACCCGTCGGTGCGTAAGGTTCGTGACAAGGATGAGGGTTACGCCGAAATCTGGGAGTTCTATGATGTGAAGAACCGCCTGATGTGCGTGTTTGCCGAGGCGGGCGACGGTTTCCTTGTGAAACCGATGAAGATGCCATATTCGTTTGGTCAGCCGTTTGTAATGCTGCGTGATTATGATGTGCCAGACCAGTTCTATCCAATTGGGGAACTTGAGGCGATTGAGCCACTACAGAAGGAACTCAATGAGACCCGCACGCAGATGATGAATCATCGTAAGCGGTTTGCCCGAAAGTGGCTGTATAAGGAGTCGGCGTTTGACCAGTTGGGTCGCACCGCTTTGGAATCCGACGAGGACAATGTGATGGTGCCTGTGGTTGGGGATGACGCTTTGGGTAATGTGATTGCGCCGATGCCTGCTGTAATCAACCCAGCGGATTTCTATAATCAGTCCAATGTGATTTCGGCTGATATTGACCGTGTGTCTGGTGTGTCTGAGTTTATGCGTGGCGGCGTATCGGAGATTCGCCGCACCGCAACAGAATCGGCTTTGCTTCAGGATGCCGCCAACGCTAGGACGGCGGACAAGTTGGCGACCGTTGAGCGTGGTATCGCTGAGGTAGGTCGCCGACTGCTGATTTTGGCTCAACAGTTTATGACTGGCGAACAGGTGGCACGCATCACCGCCAAGAGCGGTGAGCCTGTGTGGGTCAAATATGACCGTGACTATTTGGCTGGGGATTTTGACTTTGAGGTTGTCGGCGGCTCAACACAGCCAGTGAACGAGTCGTTCCGCCGTCAGCAGGCACTTCAGATTGTGGACGCTATGGCACCGTTTGCTGGTGCTGGTGTCGTTGACATGGGCAAATTGGCTGCTTATGTGTTGCAGTTTGGTTTTGGTGTCAAGTCGCCCGAACAGTTCTTGCAGGCTGCTCCGCCTCCCCAACCACCCGTGGGGCAGCCTGCATTACCTTCTGGAGAGATGGGCGGGGTTCCGATTCCGCCAGCAAACCCGACAGTACCTCAGCAGGCTGAGGCTGGTATGGCGGGATTTGACCAGTCGCTTCAAACCTAGGGAACAGCCCCCATTAGGGGTAGAGCAACCACCTAGGACTCTGGAGAAATAAATGAGCGATGAAATTGCAAACCCGTCCGTAGCGGACACCAGCGATGCTGGTGCAACCCCAGAAGTTGAGACGGGAGGAGCAAGCCCCGAGGCACCCGTTCTTCCTGTTGCCGATTATGCTAATCACATGGTTTCGGTCAAGGTTGATGGTGAGGAACTGAATGTTCCGCTTTCGGAGGCAATCAGCGGTTATCAGCGGCAGGCTGACTATACCCGTAAAACTCAGGAACTTAGCCAGCAACGCCAAAACATGGAGTTTGCGGCGGCTATCCAATCGGCGTTGGAGACGAATCCTTCAGCGACTATTGACCTGCTGGCACGACATTACGGCATTTCCCGAGCGGAAGCAACGGCGATGGCGAATGATGTTGCCAGCGAGGACTTGGAGTCATTGGACCCCACCGAGCGCAAGTTGCGTGAGATGGAGTCCAAAGTTTCTGCGTTTGAGGAGTATCAGTCCCAGCAGCAGATTGAGCGTGAGATTGCACGGCTTGAAGCCCGATACAGCGATTTCAATGTAGCCGAAGTGGTAAACACCGCCCTACGGCTCGGCTCAACGGACCTTGAAGGCACCTATAAGCAGATGATGTTTGACAAGATGGTTTCCCGACAGCAGTTGGAGTCCGAAGCGAAGGTGAAGCAGCAAGAAAAAGAGGCTGCTGTTGTCGCCGCAAAGCGGCAAGCAGCGGTTGTTTCTGGCGGCTCCAACCCGAGTGCTTCGGCAACGACAGATTCGGTTGAACCAATCACAAATATTCGTGAGGCTTGGGCTGCCGCAAAGCGTCAATTAGGTGCGAACTAACAAAACCCCCAAAAACTTATCCTAGGAGGATACAGTGTCTAACCCAAACTTTGATGCGTTGCTAAGCACAACGCTCGCTAACTACCGTGACCAACTCACGGACAATGTGTTCACGGCTCGTCCGTTGACCTACTTCCTGTCCGACAAGGGTCGCATCCGCATGCTGAATGGCGGCACCAAGATTGTTGAGCCGTTGATTTACGGTCAGAACAGCACTGTTGCCTCGTACAGCGGCTACGACACCATCTCGCTGACGGCGCAGACTGGTATCACTGCCGCCGAGTACGATTGGAAGCAGTACGCTGCGTCAATCGCCATCTCGGGCATTGAGGAAGCCAAGAACAACGGTGAGCAGGAAATCATCAACCTGCTGGAAGCCAAAATCATGCAGGCTGAGGAGTCAATGCGTGAAGGTTTCAACCAGATGTTCTTCGCTGACGGCACTGGCAACAGCGGCAAGGACTGGAACGGTCTGGGCAACATCGTTGAAGCATCGGGCACCGTTGGTGGTATCAACCGTGCAACCGCTGGCAACGAATACTGGCGTTCGTATGAGGAAAACACCGCAGGTGCTTTGACCCTCGCACAAATGGCTACCGCCTACAACACCGTCTCGGTTGGTAACGACCACCCCGACATGATTCTCACGACTCAAACCCTGTTTGAGAAGTATGAGGCTCTGTTGGTTCCGTCGCTCCGTTTCACGGACACCAAGACTGCTGATGCGGGTTTCCAGAACCTGCTCTACAAGGCTGCCCCAGTGGTTTACGACACGCACTGCACCGCAGGCGTGGTGTATTTCCTGAACAGCAAGTACCTGACTCTCGTGGGTCACAGCGGCAAGTGGTTCGCACAGACGGAATTCGTCCGTCCTGAGAACCTTGATGCCCGCTATGCGCTCATCATGTGCTACGGCAACCTCACTTGCCGCAACGCCAAGAAGCAGGGCAAACTGACGGCTAAGACCGCCTAGTTCTACGGAACGAAGCGGCTATTGGTGGGCGGGGGGTAAAACCCCCGCCCTCCACAGCCATCTAGGAGTATTATGCCAAGAGTAAACGGTAAAGAGTTCCCGTACACGGCTGCTGGCAAGGCGGCTGCTGTGGCGTACCGCAAATTGTCCAACAAGGGCGATGGGCAGAAACCGATTACTCAGGCAGAAGTCTTGAAGAATATTCCTCAGCCGTCCGCTGGGGAAACCCAAGGTTCATTCGTGAAGGGGCAGTTGGCTGCTTTGGATGAGGGTGACCGTGGAGTGTTGTCTCCGCAGAACAGTACGATTGCCCGTAAGGTTCTTGTGGAGTTTTATCGTCGGTGGGCTGCTCAGCAGACCGCCAAGAAGCGTGGAATGAGAGTACGGTAATGGCTAGGGGTCAGAATATTGGCGATATTATTCGGGATGCGCTCAACAGTCTGAATTCTGTTGGTACAGGACCGTCCAGAAAAGTCAAGCGCAAATATAAGTCTGGACTCCCTATGGTTCGGGATGACGCA